GAGATCTGCAGCTGCCATTGCAGTTGTAACTGCAAATAAAGGAAATAAATTAGAACCTAAACCAAAACTTTGAGTAGGTTCATTACTTGCACCATCAAAAAATAAAACAAAATCTCCAACTTGTAAATTATGATTAAGTAAACTTACAGTTAAAGTTGCACTTCCATTTGTAACTGCAAAAGGATTATTTGGTAATGCTATCGCTGTAGGTAATTCTGTTCTATCTGATCTAACATTTCTTATAGAAATACCATCAGCAGCCATTGGTTTTGGTTCCAATTGTGGTTGCTTTGGTTCAAATTCTGATATGTGTACAAAAGAGCCATTCCATTCTCTAACCATTTCTTTATATGGAAACTCCATACCAGATCTATCAGATATTGCTTTTGCGTATTTACCTGTTGCGTATTTTGGCATTATGTTCCTGGGTAATAAGCTTTTGGTGTAATATATGTACTTGAAGCTGAACCGTCTTCTTTTAATGCTCTTTGGAATTCATCTTCATATAATAATTTCATTTGTTGTGTTAATTGTGGATTATATTTCATCGATAAATAGTATGCTAAACCTGAAACCATACATGGTACAAATCTAAAAGGTAAATCAGTTGCATTTGTATACGCACCAACATCTTGAATTCTTTTTATAAAATAAATATGCATGTCTTTAGATGCATTTGTAGCATCTGGTGTTGGGTAAACACTAACACTTACATGATCTATTAATCTTTGTACCCAATATTGATTAGGTGTACCTTTTGAAAGTTTATTTGAAAAACCAGCATAAGTAGATCTATCTACTTTAGTCATGGGACTATCTGATTGTGTAGTTTGAGTTCTATTACTTCTTAACTGTGCTTCAAGGACATCGGATATTCCATGAACATTCGCAGGAGTTGAGACAGCATTTGTACCATCTCCAGCAGATCTAAAAAATTTATATTCTGCTTGACCTTCAATTAAATCAAGATCTAATTCACCAACTTCCCAATAGTGAAGGCCTCTGTTACCCCACTCTTGAAACATTATATTTAAAGATCTTCTAGAAGATTTTAAATGATAACCTGTTACGTCTTGAATACCAAGACGTTCGAAAGCTTCTTCTATTATTTCATCAACAGAAAAAGTTTTATCGAATGTAGTTGTACCCGAGGTAGTGTTAGCCATTTAACCTCCTAGCCAGTATAACCTAAAGTGACCGATCCTGTTCCAGTTACATCTGCGTAGATAGTAGTTTCAAATCTAATACCATTTCCTGGTACATAGATATCTAATCCTTCGCTTCCAAAAGTAGATTCAAATATTATATTTCCAGATGCTGTTGCTGCATCATAAAGTTTTAAATTTGTAATACCTGTAGCTTGAATATATGTAACTCTAGCAGGACCAATATTAGTAGATCCTCCTGAAACAGTTTTTACCTGTCCATCAGCTGTAAGTGTTGTAAATTTCTGATCTGAACTCATATTTTTCTCCGTTAAAATTTATGTGGGGCCGGAGCCCCACACTAATTATTTATTACGCTGCAAATGCAAATGCACCAGTAGTTTGAGTTGTTTCTCTCGCTAATGATGATGCAATATGCCAAGTGCCTGTTTCATAACAAATGAAAGCAATTTGTCCACCAACAGTTAACAAGTTTGTTGTTGCGTTAGCTGCTGTAAAAACTAATTGAGTTTCACCTGCTGTAGAAATATCAACATCTGCTTCTCCGCCTGATCTTGATTCAATAACTGAACCAGTAGCCCAAACGTCAGTTCCAGCTGCATCAAAAGTTAAAGTGTTAGTTCCACCAGTTGTGTCAACTGCTTGCATGTAAACACATACTGTTCCTGCTGTTGCTGCAGGTAATGTACAACTTGCTGCGGCTGCACCTGTGTAGTTTACAATTGTTATAGTGTCTGCTGCAAATGCAAAACCAGCACCTGTTGCTACGTCTGCTTTTGCTAAACCAGTTAAGTCAGGCATACCTGAACTCATTCTAGTTGTAACTGCACCTGTTGTTGTATTTTTAGTCGCGACTTGAAAGCCAGCTTCTGATCTGACCGGTCCCGAAAATGTAGTATTTGCCATAATTATATCCTCCTAGTTTCCGAACATAGTCTCTAGGCCGTCGACTATACGCGTCTATGTTCTAATTAATTTGTATAGTAATAAAACTATACACTACATTTTAGTAGAGTGCAAGAGAGCCTGTAATGTGAATTGAATTTATTCAACGATGTAGCTTTTTATTAAGTAGCTACTGAAACTTGTGGAGCTGCACCTTCAACAGTATTCTGTCTGTGGGCAATAGCTGCTTCTTCCAGCTTGATCTTTGTGATGATTTCTTTAACTTTATCATCAATTCTGACCATTTCAAGAGTATATCTATCGTTAGACAGATGCTCCTGTTCCCACTTCAACTCCAAGGACCTTTTTTGTTTGTATAGGTCTTGTATCATCTATAACCTCCTCATAGGTTATTCTATTGATCTTGTCATTATAACTATTTCCAAGATCTTCCCACTTTATAACATTTTCTCCAAGTTTGTCAAGGATTGCATTTTCTAAGGATTGTGGGTCATCTAGGGATAACACATCAAATTTTGCATGATGGTCGTACGCCCAAATGTTTACTATAAATTTTTTCATGAATCTCACCGTTTATTTTATGATTGTGGCGGAACTATGTTCCGCCACAAAAAATTATTGATTACGCACCTTCAACACCGAAGATACCTCTAGGGTCTGATACGCCGAAGCTGTATCTTTCTCTAGCTTTGTATCTAACGTTGCCAGTATCGAAATCACCTTCCATTGCAGTAGTTAATGGAGCTCTTGTGAACATTTTCATGCCGTTAGGCACGTCTGTAATGATGTAGAACGCATCAGTGTCAGTTAGGTAGTTGTTCACTCTGTATCCTTGAGGAACCATTCCCATTGAAACGATTGCATTGATATCATTATCAGCTGTTCCAGTTCTACCTTGAGACTTCATAAGTCTCTCAGCTGTAAACTGAAGCTCAGAAGGAATAATCATTTTTACTCCTCTTGCTGCAACTCTAAGACCTCTTTCGTCAGTCATTTGACCGATGTCGATCAATGATTGCTCTAACGAAGTTTCGTTAAGATCAGCCTGCGTAGTTAGGGTATTTTGGAAAGTACCCGCTATCGTAGGGTGAGCAGTACCAAATAAAGATTCGCCGTCACCTGATAAGAAAGTGTTTACACCTGGTAAACCATTAATTAAAGGTTCAACTGCTTTTACTTGTTTAGCATTGCTCATTGATCTAGCTAAAGCTTTTGTATATCTAGACGCAAGTCTGTCATACAAGTTGTCCTCGATCGCTTCTTCAGTGATCGCGAATGCTAAAGCCATAGTCTCGTGAGTGTATCTCGCTGTGAAAGTTTCTTGTGCTTGGTCGAAAGATACGCCTGCACCTTCACCTTTCACTTGCGCGTTTGCGAATCCAGATAACATTACTTCTTCTTCAAAAGCTCTGTCACTTGATTCTTCAGTATAAATCTCAGCATGCTGATTTTCATACCTTTTGTATTCCAGCCCAAATAGTGCATTTAGGCCTGGTTCTAGTTCTTTAACTAGTTGTGCTCGTGATATTGCCATGATCTATATGCTCCTATTATTGCCACGTTATACCAGCAGTACCTGTGTTCTGCATGTATTGATTCAAATTCTGACATACAACTACACTTCTGTTAGCCGCATTTTCGTCATTTTCTGGATCTTCAGCAGATCTAAGTAATCTGAACTGGTTGTTAGTGTCGTGAATGTTCGCGTCGTCTAGTTTTTTATTTGATTGACCAGATGTTGAACTTCCTGATGGGTCTGCTGCTGTCATAGAGACAGTTCTTCCGTAGTCAGCTTGTGCAGCTGCTGCGTTTAAGCATCCAACAAAAAGTTGCATAGGGTTATCAATTACAAACGCCGTGATGTCTTCACTGTTAGCTGGAGTAATTGGTTGGATATATTTGTTATCAAATGTAGGCTTCAACGTAGTTGCAGCGTTATAAAAGATACCATTTAATATACCAATAGTTAGTAGAGTTCGCGTAGCCTCTGCTGCTTTGATATAGCCGACTTTACTTTGAACGACTGTACCTTGAAACAGATCTTTGTCATACGCGGCATCTATGAAGTATTTGCCTTGTCCTGCAGTAGCTGGTGTAGCACCAACTGTACCTGTAGGGATCAAACCAAATCCAACAGTGTTTCTATTTGCCATAGTATTTACTCCTTAATGTACCTGCCCCGAGGGGCCTCCAGTACGGGTTTGTTTAATTCAGTGATTTAAAAAATTACTTTTTCGTACCACCGAAGGTTACACGAGTTTGCCTTTCAACATTGATAGGCATTCTCTGATCCTGCTCCTTCATTAGATCGTTATTAACTGCTTCGTCTTGTTGTTTATGACGGTTAGCCATATACTCTTGACGTTGTTGCGCGATCTCAACAGGTACCTTCGCAAGAAGAAGGCCACCGACCCCAACTACCCCTTTGTATTTGCCGTCTTCGACGACAGGATAATCACTAGCATTTTCGACTTCTTCAGATCTAACTAACTCATAACCTTCTCTTAAACGTCCAGTTATATTTTTAGTATCTTGAAAGCCAACGCTTTCTGCTCTTATCCATCTATACCTGAATCCATCAGGTGCAGGGGGTGCATCTAGAGAAGATGGTGGAACCCACACTTTTGGTCTTTCAGACTTTGACCGTGTTTGGTTCGCACGAGAAGTTTTGTTTTCTTTTTCCATTTTACGCTCCTTCCGTGTTTTTTAATTGTTTTGCGTATTCTTCGAGTGGCACACCTAATTTTTTAGCTATTGCTACTTGAGACGATGTGAGTCTCACTTGTTTGCGACCAGGCTTTACACTTCTTGAAGCTGAAGCAACTGTCTGAACAGGAGCGGTCGATTGCTTATTCTCAGTATTACCAAATTTATGCGGAAAGTCAACTCTGATTCTTTTGTCAACCTCTGCATAATACTCGTCAGAATTTGGATCATATCCTTCTTTTTCCGTTAGGTCCTTATGTATTTCAAAAGCAGTATATGTCATTGCTCTATCTCTACCGAACCATGTATTCTTAGATGCCCAATCTTCGGCTCTAGGATCTGGATTAATTGGATCGTCCATAGCGGGTTGGTTAACTTGTCCGCCTTGGTTTAGATTTACAGGTTTCTCGGCCTGTATTTCTTCTCTACCTTGTTTAGCTTGGTCAAGTTTTGCATTCTCAAATGCGAGCGTTGCAATTCTTTTATTAGCCTCAACTTGAGCTGTTGCATCACCAGATTCAATTGCTGCAGCTAATTCTTTTTGTGCAGCTTCTAAACCTGTTTGAATACTAGTCTCAAATTTTTTAACATAATCAGCATCAGTTTTTTGAAATCTTTTTTCTAATGCTTGTCTTTTTTCTTCTACACCTCTAGCGTAATCAATAGCAGCTTGTTCTCTTCTTTCTGCTTCTCTCATTTTACGAGTTAATTTCGCAATACGAGATTGTACACCTTTACTGTAGTCTTCTAAGCTTTCATCTTGTTTCTTTTCTTCTACTTTTACTGTTTCTTCTGTACTTGTTTCTTGTTCCGGCTGTTCTATTACAGCTTCATCTTTTACTTCTTCAATATCAATCGTAGCATCAGGTCCTGATGTATCGATGGGTACTGACTTGTCTTTTTCATTTGGCATAGTTTACTCCTTCCTATGATTAAAACTCATGCAATATGTCTTCTGGACTATCTATTGTTGCTAACACTTCGTCGTCGTTTAGCAGACGCATTTCCCCACCATCTATTTTGATTCGGCTACCTGCATAACGTGCAAACATAACCCAATCTTTTTCTTTGCACCACGGACCTTCAGGATATCTCTCCTTATCCTTATAACATTGAGGGCCCATGGCCATAACTAAACCTACTTGAGATCCAACTTGTTGTTTCTCTAAAGTAGTTTCAGCTAAATGTAATCCACCTTTAGTTTTTTCATTCATTTTAAATGGTAAAACTAAAAGTCTCCAGCCTGTTGGCTTTGGTAATTTTGGTTCTTCTTCTTTTGATGATTTTACACCAACAAGTTTATTGTTTGGTGTTAATATTGATGACTGTTCCTTCATTTTGCTCCTTATCTTCTAGCAGGTTAGAGATTTCCTGTAGTGTTGCCTCATAGGCATTTATTTGTCCTATTATATACTTATAATTCTCCATGTTGTCAACACCGCCGGACGTTACAGACATTGACAATGAATCTATTCTGACTCTTAAAAATTTAAGTAGTTTGTTGATTACGTTTTCTAATTGCACTTAACATTTCCATCTTCTACGAGCTTGTCTTAGTCTTGAATTAGGATCAGCTGCAGCTTTTGGAAATTTTTTCATTTGACCTGCGCTTCTTGCACAGTACGACTTACGT